GGTAGTATCTTCAGGAGCACTTTGTTCTTGAATTTGAAAATCCCAAATACCTCCTGCAGCAGAAGATATTCCATTCAATAGTTGGTATAACGCATCTTTTATAGAAAAATTCTTTGTTTCCATAATGCCTTTAACAAATTCCATATTTATATAAAGGTCATCTAAAAATCCATAAGATAATGCATCTTTATTTATTCGTTCAATAGTTTTATCTTTCCCATATTGTATCTGTCCTTTACCTTCAACATTACCGGCTACTATCGCTTTGTTATATGGAAATAATACCGTTTTTGTTTCATATACTACCGAATTATTAATGATGCTAGTAAAATCTTTTTGAGTAACTCCTTCTGATGCTTGTAGTAATGAAAATTTGGGTGTGTTTGGATTTGGTATAAATAGTTTACTTTTATCAGTACTAAATATTTTTGGAAATGCATTACATACTGTATTTGCGGTGTTTACTTTTACACTAACTATTTTAGGACCTACTTTAAATGCCTGGAAGCCGATTTTACTTAAAATTTCAGATAATGCTGAAAACTTTATAAACCCAGCATCACCAATCAATTCCGTGCCTTCCGGAATCTCCACAGTTTTTGATATTGTTGCCTTTTTACCGGTTTTTGTCTTTCCGTCATCTTTTGTTTTGGCCCCTCCTCCAAATTTAATACCTAAAAAACTAGAACCTGCTAATTTAGAATTCATTTTAGCTTTTACGTTTTCGTCCACATTTATAAAATTCAAAGGAGATGCGGTAATAACATCTTCTATTAAAGTATCGGCAACATCAACACTTTGTTTATTTGTCGCTAATCTATTAAATGCCTGTTTAAATCTTTGTTTACCTAAATCCGCTTCATTATCTATTTCATATGACTCATACGTTTTTGTAGTTGTAGTTTCACCATCCACCGGTTCGACATTATCAGCTGCCATAAGAAACGCCGGTAATTCTGTAAATCCCGTACATTTTACAGTAACTGTCCATTCTTGTCCACTCATAGCAACACTTCCACCTGTTATAAATCCCAAATAATTATCATAATGACCACCAGCCGCTTTACGTTTATCATTAACAGCATCAAATGATTGGAATTCTCCAACAGTTTCTCCAGTTAATTTTTTAGTATATCCAGATACACCTTCTGCGGTATTCCATCCCCATTCTAAAAATATTGTATATCCAGGTTCTAGATAGTATTTACATATAGTATCCAATTGTGCTCTTGTGTAGCAGGTTATTGAAAATGTTGCTTTTCTAGAAAGAGCACCAGCTCCTTCATCAATTTCAATTGAAGTTATATTTGGTTTTGGTCTATATCCATGAAACTCGCCACCAGAAATAACATAATTATTAGACCAAGTAAGTCCAATTGTACCACTCATAGTACTATTTCCATATATAGACGGATAATTACCAAACAACTCCCAATTTGGATTTGATAGTATTTGACAACCACCCCCTACACCGGATGCAACTCTAACCCAAGCATTTAAGTTGGATACTTTGTAAATATCCCCCTTTCTAAGAGCTAGTTCATTTTGAACATACGGGGCAATATTTGAGAAATTTGGAAATGCTGACATAAACTTTATTTAATTATTTTGTAAAATCCGATACTATTTCTATATAGTTTAATGGAATTCTTAGTACAGTTGCTTCTGGAAATCCTAAAGGTGCATCGTGTATATTATTTGCAGATGCTATAATCCACCAAAGAGTTGGGTCTTCGTAATATTGAAATGCCAATGTATCCAGTCTATCACCCAATTCGGTCATTACATAGACATCATCATCTCTCAATGGGATATTAGGATATATTTTTGGTCTATATACCGTTCTACCATCGTGAGTTTTTTTAGTTTCTAAATTATAATATCTACTTTCCATATTTTTAACTTATGTTATTACTTGCTGCGTATTCTTTGCCATCGTTACCAGTCCATCCAGATATTTTTGATTTATATCTAAGATATTCCTTCACACCAGCTTGGCCTATATAATTTGTCTTTCCATCTTCACCATATGTAGAATAGTTTCTAGTAAATTCTTGAGTTTGTATTAATTTACCATTAGCATAAACTTTTCCAGTCCATGCATCAAAAGCATCATTTACTTCAATTTTATATGTTGGTGGCGGGTCTACTTTTGGTGCTGCTGTGTTTTCCATACCAGCTCCTGTTTTTGTAGATGTGGTTGATTGCGCCGGGTTGTTTACCGGAGCAGCTGCTGATACCGTATCTGCTTTTGGAAGCGTTGTATTTGCGGCCGCGGCAGCTTGTGCAGTACTTGCTTGTGTATTTGCATCCGCGGCAGTTTCGGCCTTAGGAATTGTAGCTTCGTTGCTTAATATTTTAGTTGTTTCTTTACCATCTTTATCTTTTCCTTTTGAAACTTCTCTTGGTAATTTATCAAATCCATATAAATACCCAGCTACCGTATTACTTCTAGATTCTACTAGGTTCAGCGTCACACTTACATCTATGATTTTAGGTAATTTATAATTATCTATCGTAGTTGATTCACCATTTATTTCAAATTTAGCCCTATCATCCATACCAATCGGTCCTACTTCCCAAGTACTATTATCATCAACGGTGTATGAAAGTTGTGAAATAAAGCATGTTTTATTTTTATATAAATTACCAATAGTAATCTTAATAAACGGTGCCATAACAGCTATACCACCATTATATCCTTGTGGATACGCTAGTGATGTTAAAAAATTCAATCTTTGCCAAACTGCTATATGTTGCAATGGTGTAGTTGAATATACTTTAAAATTAAAAGATACACTTCTTTCTATACCATTATAAGTCCAATATGGAAATGGAGAACCAATGAATTTAGCCGAATCCCAAGTTGGTGTTGTAGTTTCGGTAATACCGGATAGGGTTGCTCTAAAGTTTACGGATTTATTTTTTTGAATTGATGTAAATTTTAAAGTTATAAAATCATAATCATCAAGTGTATCACTACCTATTTTTAATTGAGTACCATCGTATTGAGTTTTTTCATTTACAAAATCAGATTTATCCTTATTATCAATACCATATTTTGTTTTCAAAGTTACTTTAGGAGTTTGTCCATCTTTTAATGATGAATATGTCTTGATAGTAACCCCCTGTCTTTCGGAGGCTGTTTCGTTTGTATTCATTGTAGATGTTGCCGCATTTAACGCATCCAATTTAGATGATAAATCATTTCTTAATGCCACATCAGCTTGTGCTTCATCCACAGTATCCGAATACATAATCGGTGCAGATGCTTGCTCAGGTGGTACAGCTGGATTTATATCTCCAATTTTTAATTTTCCGCCCGCTATTAAACTTTGTCCTTCTTTTCTAGCCGAAGATAACTTACCCGTTATAGAATCCGTTATAGAAGAAACTTTACCACCTATATTAAATCTAGATGTATCTAAATTCAATTTCCCACCTAAATTTGGAGTAGGTATTGGTAAATCTTTTGGAGTTATTTTTAATTTACTATTATCTAAAAATTTGTTTACCGCATTTGCTTGGGTTTGCTTTTTACCATTTATTTTTTCAAAATGAATACTTGATAAATCATTTCTTTTATATACATCTTCATCCGATGCATTTACAGTATCTGAGTATTTACCCGAACTATCGTATTGTACTTCGGTTGCACTTTTACCTGCTAAGTTTTGTGCTCCCTGTTTAGGTGCTCCAAATAATTTTTTCTTTATTTCTCCTTTAAGTAAATCTATCCCAGCTCCTAATATTTGATTACCAATTTGTTTTGGAGTTCCTTTTGCATTATTCTTTAAAAGTTGTCCAACTAAATTACCTTTTGAATCTCCTTTTATTTTAGCAAGAGTAATCATTGTATCCGGTTCTTTGCCTGATTTGAAATCTGAGTTTAACGAAATCTTTGTTGGTATAGTTGATTCAGGAAATGCAATACCCAATTTACTTGCAATATTTAATCCAAAGTTTTCTGCTTTTTTAAGAAGATTGCCAACAATACCTGCATCTTGAGAATTATTTGTATTAACACTATCCTTCATTATTTCAACAAGTCTAGTGGATTTCTTTTGAAATCTAAATATATCAGTACCATATGTTATTGGTGCTGATAGTGTATTTAAGATTCTCAATCCACTTGTTTCTTCTTCAATTCTACTTTCTCCCTTAGTTGTTGATATCTTTTGTCTAATTGCGGTTGCTGCTTTAAATGACAGCCCTAATGCACCTACCGGTGTTGTAATGGGCAAATCTTTACTATTACGGATATCATATTTCTGTTCAGCCGTATTACCATCACTTAATACTTTGGTCCTAAATAGTTCTTCTATTGTTTTACCCATCTTTATTGTTTAGCGTATGAATTTGTACTACCTTTAGCAACTACCGCTGATATTTTTGATGTAACTTTTTGTCCATCCATATGAACTGATATTTTACCAGCATTTAAATCCGCTCTTAATCCTTTTATTTCACTAATTAATTCTGCAGTACTATCCGTCTTTCCTCCACCTTCATCACCGCCAATTCCTAATAAACTACCAATGCCAACCGCAACTGCTCCAACTGCCGATATTGCCAATAAACCAGGCAATGCAAATATACCTGCTATACCAACTGCGGTAAGTGATGCTGCTAATCCTAACATAGCCAATGATAATGCCGCGATTGCTGGAATAAATGTTATCATAGAAGATATTGCCGTTCCAACTGCAGTTAAGTTTGGAACTAACGTTGTGATACCTGCTCCCAACATTTGAAATCCAGTTCCTATTGCTTGTAATGCTATACCCAATACTAATACCGATGCTGCTACAATTAACATTGCGGCTGCTCCTGCTAATATTGCGATTGCACCAACTCCACTACTCATTATAGCTCCTAATAAAGCAACTGCACCCACTAATGCCAACATAGATACAACAGCCATACCAATCGATTCCCAACTAACTTTCATAAATTCCTGAACTGCCTTAGCGAATACAAAAACAGCTGCTGCTACTATTAGCATAGCTGCAGCTCCTTTAAGTACTTCACTCATTTTTATTTTGCCCATAGATTCCATAAGACCACCCTTTTTATTCACATCACCACCGGTGTCCGTTTTTGGCATTTCTATACCTCCCAATTTATCTTCAGCAATACTGCCCAATTTATCTTCAGCAATACTGCCCAATTTATCTTCAGCAATACCACCCAATTTATCTTTTACCGCGTCAGTAGCTTTTTCTTGTATAGATGCGGTTGCCGCGTCTGCAATTCCACCGGTAGCCCCTACTGCGGATTCTAATGCCTTTCCTTTTATTAAATTTTTAACCCATTCAAACGCTTGTTTGGCCATACCACCCATATTAATACCCATATCTTTCAACATAGGACTCATCTGACCCATTGCAATTAAACTACTACCAAATGTTTTAGCCATACCAGCCAATGGTCCAGTTACAAATGCTGTAGTTCCTTCCCAGAAAGTACTCCATTTGGAAACACTAGCTTCACCATTCTCAGATATCTTATCAGAATTCGCTGCCATCTTTTGAAACTCATCAACTGATAATCCCAGTAGTTCTGCGGCTTTTCTCTTTTGAAAAATATCCATTTTATTAAACGCCTCAATACCACCTAATTGATTTAATGTTTCTTTTACAGCACCAGTCATATTTCCTTCATATGCCAGCCCTCTTGCTCTATCTAAGTTAAGTTGCTTACCCATCATAGCCCCCAATTCCATCTCATTATTAATAGAGGTTTCAAAGTCTAATAAGCTATCACTTACTTTTGTCATTGAATCCATACTAACCCCCATCTTAGCGGCTGCTACTGCGGCTATAGTCATATTCAATCCACCATTCTTACCATATTCTGCAAATGCTTTTGTTGAACCAGCCACATCCTTCATTAAAGAATCAATTGGAACACCGGCAGCTTTACCCAACGCTTTTGTAGTTGCTGCCATATCCATGGCAGTTGTAGCAGAGCCTTCGTTCATTCTTGCAAAGTTACCAACTACATTTGCGGCTTCAGCTCCACTAATGCCCATATTAGTGGCCATTAAGTTGGTATTCAACTGAGTACTAAATGATACATCTTTTAATCCACCAAATTCTTTAGATAGTCCTTTTGTAACTTCCTCCGCATCTTTAAATGCAAATCCTAAAGCAACTGATGATATTTGTGCGGAATCCACATATCCTCCAAAACTCCTAACACTCTTACCCCACTTATCCAAACCAAACCCAACACCAATAATTGCAGCACCCATAGCACCCTTTAAATTGGATGTCAATAAACTGGCCGTTTCCAATACTCCACCAATTGCATCTTTTATACCATCATATACCGCTATTTGCTTTCCTAAAAAATCTTTTTGGGTTTTTGTCATTTTCCCATAATTCTTAGCCAGCGTATTTTGTTCTTTTAAGTTTTCAATAATTTTTTTATCTTCTTCACTCATGTTACCCAAGCTAGCTTGGATTTCTTTATATTCTTGGTTTAAAGCAGCATGACCGGCTATATCATCCACTGTTAATTGGGAAATACTTCTATTAATTTCAGCCATTTTATTCAATGAAGCGGTTTGCTCCATTGTTAAATCTTTTGAAGTAAATGTATTTTTAATTCTTTCTTTTTCAAATTTATTTAGATTTTGATATAGACCACTCATACTACCGAGTGAACTTTCCGCACTCTTTAATCCATCTAACCTAGTTTGATTTAGTTTTCTAATTATTTTAAGTTGCTCTGCTGCCAAATCTCTTTGAGCCTTTATTTGAACGGTCATATCCGCACCGGTTCGTAGTGCTTCCTGTTCAAGGGCCTGTTGGTCCCGTCTAGCTCTTGCAAAAGCTAATACAGCATCTTTCTTTTGTTTATCTAAATTTTCCGCCATTTATGGAATTATTTTGAATACTTTTGTATTAATTTGGTAAGAGTATCCCTTTCCTTTTCAATTCTTTCCATAGCATCAATTACATCTGGTGGAAATTTATTTTCTTTTGCTTGGTCCAATGCTTTATTTATTGCATTTTGTTTTAAACCATCAAAAAATGCATCAGTAAATTTCTTAGCTGAACTGAATAACCCTTCTTTTATTGGTTGTTTTTCTTTTGACATAGTATATCCATTTATATTGTATAAATATTGGATAATAAAAAAGTGAGGATTAACGCATCCTCACTTTCGATTTACTTTGAGCTTTTTTCATCTCCTCAGCTTCTTTTTTCTTTAAGTCTATTAATTTATTGAAATAAAACCTTCTTAAATATACAGGCATATGGTAAACCTCAGACCAAGTAAATCCATTACTGAATTGAACCATTTCCCAAATTTGAGAATGTAATTGTATCCTATAATCAAGCGGTAGGGTAAAAAAAGTTAATCCCGAAGGGTATATCCAACGCCTCCGATTCGCCAGTTATTTGTGATATAAATTCGAATTTTAAATCCATATCAGGACTTATTTCCTTAACATATTTTCTAAATGCTTTAGTATCTTTTGCTAAAAATCCATTAACAACCCATTTATTGACAAATCCTCTATCACTATTACCATCAACCGATTTAATCATATATTTAAATCTAGTTGTCACATCAAATGAAGATTGTGAACTCTTATTTAATTTTTCTAATGCCTGAATTTCTTTTGCTATCTCTTGCTCATCACCATGCGTAAGTAATTTAAACTCAAGTTTAGTTCCTTTTGATGGTAATGTAAATTGATAAACATTCTTTGAATTTAAAATATCTACATCTATATCTTTTGTCTGTACTTTACCCAAATCAATGGTTACTTTTTGAGTTTCTAAAGTAAATGGGTCTGTCATCTCTACTTCATAATCAGCTCCATATCCTAAAATACGAGTTGCTAGTAAAATAGCGTTCTTATCACCAACATAGATATCATTTGGGTTTACACCTGGTTCAACTACAACCGATTCAAATAACTTATCTAATACAATACCTTTTTTAATAAGGTTTTGAGATGCTAAGATATCTTCCTCTCTTGCTGTCATATATTTTATCTCACAAGTACCCTTTCTTAAAGGATGTCCTTCAGGATATACTAATCCTTGAGATGGTAATTCGATAACTTCCGTTGGGAAATCAGTTTGTTTTGGTGCGGTCTGATGTTGCACTTGTTGGATATTTGTCATTTCTGCCATAACGTTGTTTATTTTGTTTGTATATATAAATACATAGAATTTAAAAAATTAGAAAGCATAAAAAAAGGGGATTCTTTTGAAATCCCCTTATTTTTGTTATTTTTAGATTAGAATTCAAGAATTGCGTAATCGTAAGATAATGTTAATTCAATTGTTGCAACTTCATTTGAATCGAATGATAAATCTCCAAAGTTTGCTTGAGAGATAAATGCACCTTTCAATTTCCATTGTTCAATCTTATCACCAACTGGTCCTAATAGATAAAAATCAATATCTTTCTTATAGAAATCAGCGTATCCATCTCTACCAGTGATTGATTCATGTCCTAAACGAATCCACTCCATTACCGCTTGTGCTCCAGAAGGAACGATTGGGTCATAAAGTGTGATAGTGATATCTTGCCACTCACCTTTACCTTTTAACTTTCTCTTTACGTTGATATGGTCTAAAGTTACGGTTTCAAATTGAATTGTAGGTCTATTTGCTGCCTTTACAAGATATGAAGGGATAGTATCTATCTCCATCACATATCTATTTTTCATTTTGGGTTCGAAGTTCGTATAGAACATCTTATCAAACTCTAATATTTCTGCCATTTTTTATTCCTTTTATTTGTATTAATAAATATCTACTTTATTGATTTTCGTATTATGCGTTAAAACTTGCTCCAGTTGGTAAGATGTTGAAATCAATTACTATGAATTCAGCCGTCTTAGCTGGTTGTAAGAAAATTTGTCCCGCTAATATGTTTCTATCAATTACGTCCGGTGTGTTGTTACTCTCGTCCATTACAACTCTGAATGCGTAAAGTCCTTGTCTTTGTTGAACTGCCTCTAAGTAAGGGTTCACAGTGTTTAAGAATCTTTGACGAGTTGTAGATGTATTTTGTTCGAATATTAAATAACGAGATGTAGATGCGATAAACTTCTTAAGAGTAATAAGTAATCTTCTAACATTGATTCTATCTAAAGCAGATGCCTTATCTTGCAATGTTTTTTGTCCGAATGCTACAATACCTTGTCCTGGGAATGCCGCAATTGGGTTTACTTTGTTCTCATATAGAGTATCTCTTTCAGAATGTGTTAATCTATTCAACACACTAACTGCTCCAGTAATACCACCTCTATTCAAACCAGCTGGTGCGAACCACTCTGCCGCCAATCTATCGTTACTAGCAAATACTGCCGGTAATAATACTGATGGAGGAACTGATGTTAATTTGTTAGTGTTAGTGTCAACAGTTTTAACCCAAGGGTAGTAAGTTCCAACGTAGTTAGAATCTACTGCATTTGCTTCTTCAGTTGCTTCAGTTATAGTTGCATTGTAATTTACAAAATCAGCGATGTAGAAACAATCTTGTCTATCTTCAACCATATCAATTACTTTTGTAGTAATAGCAGGGTGTAAAGAACGAATGATACCAGGAGTTACAACTAAGTTAATATCCCACTCATCTGCATTTGATACAGCGTTGATTGATTTTGTATATGCAATTGAACCAGAAGTTACTGCTGTTGCACAATTGAATCCTTGTGTATTTGAATTACCCCAATCAGTATCACCAGCTTTAGCTTTAGTTACAGTTGGATTCATACCATCAAACCCTTCTTGGAATGCTAATACAAATTGTCTCTTAACCATATCAGATGAAACTGAACCAGTCATTACATACGTTAATTGAGAATCAAATGCGAAAGATACGTTAGAACCGGTTTGAGCTCCAACAGGAATTGCTTTTAGATATTGTTTATTATCCACACTCACACCAGAAGTTTCAAAATCAAATCCACTAAAATATATTGGAGATGATGATGAGTTACCAGTTGAGTTAGTTTGGAATGTTACTGCAGGTACTAAAAGTGATTCTGCATTGTTTGTTGCCGTAATTGGGTTTGTATATGCTCCATGTCCGAATGGTGCTGCTGATATTGGGAATGAACCCGGAGTAGATACAACTACTCTTATATATTTTGATTTGTTTGAGTAATCGCCATTTTCAGTTATTTTACCATTATTATCAATTGTATTATATCTATCACCAATTCTTCTAGCTATATAGTTAGGAGATGATGCATCTAAATTTACATTATTAAATGTTTCGATTACGCTCTTTCTCTTATCAGTATCACTAAATGAACGGATTGTTACAGTAAATGTTGAATAATCAGTTGAACCATCTTCACCAGCTGCTTTTACATTAGAAATACCAACTTTGTATTTTGTATTATATGTATCACCATGTCCTAAAGTTACGAAGTTAAATAAGTCATATCTTTCACCACTAATCAATTGAGATTGTACCATTGGAGTTTCAGCTTCATTTGCATCGTATGCGAAATCCTGAGTTGGTAATACCACTCTAGATATTACAATGTTGTTTCCAGCAGAACCAGTATAGTATCCAGCTACGTTTTCAAAGTATGAATATGCATATGCTGATTTAGCTCCAAATGAAGATTCTCCAAATACATCTGCTAAATCGTTTGTTGCTGTTGGTAATATAGATGCCGATACATTTAGCCCTGTTCCTAATATTAAGAATGAACCATCGATTGCATCGTTACTAACAACAGTTGCTCCAGTAAAACCAACCGTTTCATCTCCTACCTTAGTTGAATGTAATAAACCAATTAGTTTAGTACCTACTGATTGAAGGGATGAACCAGATGCGAATATCGCTAAAGGTGCCGCTTGTTGGTATCCACCAATACCCGCAACTCTTACGATGGTTGCACTACCAGCTTCTCTTAAATAATTTTGTACTGCATATTCAGTATAATAAGTTCCATCAGGTGTTCCGAAAATTTCTTCGAATTCTGATTGTGTTCTAACAATTGTTGGAATAAACGCCGGTCCTTGTTTAAAAGGCCCTATAAACGCTGCTCCAATTTCACCTACCCCTTGTGATAAGAAGGAAAGGTCATTTTCTCTTGTGAATACACCGGGTGATACGATTCTTTCTGCCATTTTATTTGTGCTATTTGTATTTTTAAGTGTGTATTAATTATTACCTACATTAATACTCATATAAATATAAAGAAAATATCCAAAACACAAATTTATTATTAAATCTGCACTTTGGATATTTAAAATTTAGTTTCGATTAAATTAATCAACTGGAGCTGGTTCATTAACAGCAGGAGCTATTCTACTACCAGATGTAGGTGACCAAGGCAAATCAGCTTCATTAACTTCAAGCTTAGTCCATTTTTTACCAGCTATTTCTTTTTGAATTTGTCCATTGATATGCTCCATATAATTAGTTGCAGAACCACCACTTACGTGATTTTTTACCCAACCAAGTACTTGCTCTTCTGTCAAAGAACTATATTCGGTAAAACTACCTGTACTAATTTCAGAAATTTTAAATGGAGTTGCTCCACTAAATGTTCCAAAATCGCCATCTTCATCCGTACCGGTTAATTTCCATTGTGTACCAACAACGGCTTCGGTAATATTTTCACCGTTTTGTTTTTTAAGACCTGTTAGTTTCCATTCGTATGTTAATCCCATAATATTGTGTTTTATATTGTATAAATATATTATTTTTAAAAAATAATTATTATCTATTGTTAGTTAAGATTTTCAACATTTCTTTAATTTCAGAAATATCGTTGTTTTGTCTGTCAATTATAACTTGTTGCTCCTTAATAGCTTCTACTAAAAGTGGAACTAACTTATCATAATCAATCGTTAAATAGTTTTCACCACTCTTAGAACCTATAACCTTACCATCCTCATCAAATTCAGTATCAAATGGTGCTAAATGTACGATTTCAGGTAATACCTTTTGAACTTCTTGAGCGGATAAACCTAATTGTACTTTAGTATCGGTATATCCTACTGATTTTGCTAAATTATTGTTTACATAGTAGAAACCATTTAATTGAGATATCTTTTCTAATGGGTTTTCAATATTACCAACTTTTGTTTTTAATCTTTCATCGGAATAGTATGCTATAATATTTCCTTGTGCAAATATCCAGTCATATGAATATAGATAGTTTGCATTAATTCTATACATACGAGATGTTGAATTAAAATCACCATAATATCCAGTGTCGTGGTCATAGAAAATCGGAGAACGAATATCGTTGTTTACATATACACCATAAGGTTGCATTGACATTCTATCTGAACCAGCATAGTATAAATAAAGGATTGCTCCACTCATATACCAAATCCAACCTCTAGCACTATCATGCACACCACAGTTATCACCCATAGTACTCATAAAGGTATATCTACTACCAATACCCCAACCTTGCCATCCATTTCTACCACCATCATAAGTTGTATAGTTACCATAAGGATTTCCACCACATTCAGCTGCCCATATACCTCTACCATATGATTGGTTATATAAACCCGTACAATCATAGTTTCTCCACCATCCGTAGTTATAACCCTGATTAATGTATATTGCACTTAAACGTGAATCTCCATTAGGGTCAATATAATATCCAGTATTATTTGCATCATACATTATATATGCGTACAAAGTATATCCAGGATTATGGTCACTCATTACAAATTCCTTCCAAGAAGATGTGCCACCACCCCATTTACCTCTTGCCCAATATCTATTTGCTGTTGCATCACCAGCTCCAACCATCATCCAACCATATCCTGCTCCACCATCCGATGTTGCGTAGTGTAGACCGGATACGATACCTTGAGCGTGTATGTAACCGCCACCTTGCGGGTGACCAGTTCCACCTCCCCAAATATCCCATCCAGAAAAACCAGCTTTCCAAGCATTATCCCAGTTTCCAGCAGATGTTCCCCATCCAAAAGTACCCGTCCAATAGTTAGTATCACCAGTATAATCAAATCTAGGAGTAATCCAATGATGACCTCTATTCATTGCTGCGTGCGTTCTATTAGCAAATCTACTTAATTGTGAAGTACCATTAGGGTCTAAATAATATCCACTATCATCTCTATCGTAAATAAAGTTTGTTCTTACTTCATAAAGATACGTTCTACTTCCATTATAATGATTAATGTATGTTTCGTATCCGTTTTGACAATCTAAGTGTAAGTTACCATTAGTTACAGTCACCGAAGCGTATCCATCGGGTCTATTATCAGAACCCACTCTAAGATAAGCACCCCATGTTGGATTAGGTCCCATAAACATACCACCTCTTACTCTTATTGCTTGCTGAGATGTACTATTAAAATCTGCGTAATATCCGGTATCGTCCGAATCATAGAATACATTTGCACGAAGGTCACCAGACCCACCGCCACCATACATAGCAAATTCTTTCCAACCAGATACACTACCACCCCACTTACCTCTTGCCCAATATCTGTTTGGAGTTGCATCTCCAGCTCCAACCATCATCCAACCATATCCTGCTCCACCACCTGCAGTTGTATAATGTTGTCCAGAAACAATACCTTGTGCGTGAACGTAACCACCACCTTGAGGGTGACCTGTTCCACCTCCCCAAATATCCCAAGCACCAAATCCAGACTCCCAAGCAGTATCCCAGTTACCATAAGATGTACCCCATCCCCAAGTTCCTGTCCAATAGTTTTGGTCACCAGTAATATCTCTACGAGTAGTCAACATTCTACCTAAGTTGAATGCTCCTCTACGAGTGTAATCCGTAATTGCGTACATATTAGTTGTACCGTCACCATTAAAATAATATCCCGTATTATTATTATCATAGAATATTGGTGCTCTATATGAACCATTGGCATAACCAGTGGATACATCATAATGGTCATAACCATTATAATAGTTATGTCCATAGTTTCTAATAGGTAAATTAGAATAGTAGTTCATATAAATTGAGTTACCACTAAACGAATCTATATGTAAGTTACCATTTAAGTAAATTCTACCATTACCATTTCTGGCATATAGATATTCGTTTACACTTACTCTATAATATTGAGATGTACTATTCTGGTCTGAATAATATGCAGTATCATTTGAATCATAAAATATCGGTGCTCTTAATGAGTTACCACCGGAAGCGTAGTTATTGAAATATACCGTATTATTTGGATATAATTCCATATTAGTAACTCTAGTACCGGATGTGTTTGTATTATAAAAATACCAGCTACCATCGGTACTAAATCTCATATATGCCTGTCCAAACGAAGTATTAGGTCTACTAAAATAGTAAGGACCAGAACCATCGTGGTAGGTATTATCCACATTGTATCCAAATCCAGCCCAAGACCATGTGTTACCTGGTTCAGAACACCAAGATTGTAAATGAACTACACCTTGTCCTGCGCCATTATTAGATGCTAATAATCTAAGTCTCATTGTGGAGTCACCATGACCACCACTCATTCTTAATCCACCATATAGTTCGGTAAATGATGCTGGGTCTATATAATATCCTGTATTTTGCGCATCATACATTATATTAGCTTGGAAACTTTGTGCCCAAGCAGTACTACCGTTATCCCATCTTAAGTTCCACCCAACAATAGAGTTACCGCCACCGTAACCCAATCTCCAGTCATTTGCCGATACGTTACTCATCATACCCCAATAGGTAGATGCGTTGTTCATCATAAATGAACCATTATTATTGTATGCGTTATGTTGAACAGAGTTTCCGTTTGCAACAACTAAATAAACAAGATTTGTTGTACCAGCTGCATTCACATAATATCCAGTATTATCCGAATCGTAGTATATTGGTGAATATAATGCCGCAGTTGAATATATAGCTCCAGTGGTGTAAATACCACCATTCATTTGTAATCTAGTATAGGTACTACCATTGTTTCTTAATGCAACAACATGCGGGTCACCTGGTAAGAATGTACTACTGGCATATTCATATCCCAATCCGTACATATTACCGATTGGCCAAGATTCACCAATAGTCCAAATTACTTTAGAAGCAGTACCAGTAGAATTATAACTACCCATCATGCCACCTTCGTTACGAGATACTAAGTAGTTTGAAAACCACATTCTACCATTTTGCTCCGTTTGGTTAAAATTGTTTGTACCTGCAGGGTCTGCGTAGTATCCAGTATTATCTCTATCGTAGAATCTATATGCGTAAACATTATTTCTAACATAAAAATCGTGGTTAGTATTATACCAAATAGATGCTGGATAAGACCAGTTGATACCAACACCATAGTGAGGATTATCTGCATTATCATACCAACCAAATGATAATTCATCAGGATTTGTATTTGCAATACCCATTACAAATCTTCTATATCCACCGGCCGTTTTCCAACCTTGGAATGAAAGAACAGGTCCATGTGTTGTATTACCACCATTTGAAGTAGAACCTATACCAATATGTGGATAGTATGGTGCATTTACTTGTAAACTATATCTATCATTATCATTAAGAACGTGAGTAACACCATTTATAGTAGTTTGGTTTGGCCCTATTAGTAATGAATAACCGGATGTTGCTGAATTGAATCTACCATAACCAAATACACTTCCACCAGTTCCATCAAACTTATATTGAGTATCATCACTATCATAATAAACTGGAGAATACATTGCCGAAGTAGCCGTAACCGTTGTACTTCTAAATCCTCTTAAATCACCGGATATATATGAATATGTATCAGATTCAATTGCCGCAGTATATCCTTCAGCAACATCCATTACACCATCATAATAAGTTCCATTTTGAATTTTACGAAGAACAACTTGTCCATATGACCAAGATGATGAACCATTACCAATTACGATACAATATTTGCCATCTTTAACACCAACTCTAACCGGTTTATCAGTATATCCTACAAGAGTTGCACCAAAATTATACCAGTTATTACTCCAGTTGTGGCCACCAACGATTACAGTACATGCATTATTTCCATTATATTCATAAATGTCAATAACGGCGTGAATCATACCATAGTTTCCGGTATTACCAGGGAATTTAATAACAACTGCTCCAGTAGTTCCGGTAGAACCCCAAACCGCATAAGGTCTACCTACTAAGTTATTTTGTTTTATACCACCCGCTATTCTCAATGAAGTTGCCGATGTACCTGCATCTAAGAAATATCCAGTATCAGTATAATCTCTAAATATCGTTCCTCTTACTTCTTCGGTAGTAACCAATCTACCACCACCCCATGCTCCTTTAAACACTCCGTTTTGAAGAATTATCATACCGTGGTCTGCTAAATTAGCTGCAACTCCTCCAAAGTTTGGATGTGACCAAGCTATACCATATAAATTACCAACAGATGTACCATTTGCTGGTAGCTTATACGAATCTCCCATTGCAAATACACTTTGTAATCTAGTAGAATCATAATTTCCAACTATACCAATACCATAGTTATTAAATACAATATTTCTTCCATAAGTAATTCTAGTAGCGTCTCTCGTATCGTGATAATGAATTAAAGAATCGGTGCCGGCATATCTACTATATCTATATGTTGTATAAGATGAATCCCAATACCAATGGTCACCATACCAAGATGATGAATCTTCTCCAAAATAGAAATGAGAATCACCACTATCAGTTGCCCCAACTCGTAGTGTATCGTTTACAAGTGTCTCATCAGCGTTACCATTGCCTAAATAAGAGTTTCCACCAACATATATGTTATTTGTTACTCTTACATGCGTATCAGTTTCACCAACAGAAAATAATTTAGTTCCTAAATCTTCTGAATCAAATATTCTAACTCCACCATATCCAGCTTGTGCACCCATACGAATACCAGTGTGCCATCTTAAATCTAATTTAGTATATGAACCACCATAGTTTTCTACATTAGTACCAATGTAGTAATTACTTTGAGCGTCGGAATCACCACCACCAAAATGTAATCTAGTAGAACTTATTGAACTATATGCTTGATTACTAAAATTACCACCAATTACAACTCTATCATCAGTAGTTAATGCATTTATTCTAGAAGTACTAGCAGCATCTATAAAATATGCAGTGTTATCATAATCTCTAAATTGAGTTGCGTCTAATGTTGAAGTAAATGCCCCATTACCACCTACTAATAATCTATAAGATGAATTTGGAGAAGTACCAATACCAGTCTTACCAGCTATATAAGCAGTTTTACTATTAATACTTTGGTCATTACCAGCATTTAAGTAGAAGTCAACTATATTATTTTCATCTTCAACATAGATAGGATAAACATTATCACCACCATCATTTGAATATCCTTCAATTTGTAATATTACAGCGTTACCACTATTCCAAGTAGTATTATATACATTTGAACCAAATATTACGTTTTTATTAAATGCCGAAACTGCACTACCTACCGTTCCTCCCATCAATCCTCTGTATGTTAAAACACCAGTTGAAGATAATGCTAATCTATTTGCTGCATTATTTACATCATAAATAGTAAATGTACCATCTGCGTTTATAATAGAATAATCAGAATCATTATTAGTATCCGTTAAATTAATTCTTGGATATGCGTTTGAGATTGTAATATCACCACCAGTTACACTAACACCATTTGTAGCCGTAATTGTAGCATGTGTTACATTATCAGTTGTTCTAACATGCTGATTCATTATGTAAACTTCGGTTGCTCCTTGTCCAGTATCAATAGTACCACTAAGAACTACATTACCATTTACTTCTAGTGTATTATCAGCATACCATCTATCGGTTGATTCGTTCCAATAAAATGATACGGTGGATGCGTTTCCTCTTTTAACCTCTATACCAGCATTTTCAGTTGGTGTAGTTGATGCTCCAATATCTGCGTTTAATGTGATGATATTATCACCTACATTAAGAGTCGTTGTATTAATATATGTTGTAGTACCACTAACAGTTAGGTTACCACTAATTGTAGCATCTCCAGTTACCGTTAATGTACTACCATCGAATTTTAAATTTGCTTCAACAGTTCCGTTTGGTGCACTTCCGTTTAAAGTTATTACCCCATTATCGGTTGTACCCGTTAGGGATAATAAACCAGATGTACCAGCTGAACCACTTGTACCGGAAGTGCCACTACTACCACTTGTACCACTACTACCACTTGTGCCACTACTACCACTTGTGCCACGTGTACCACTACTACCAGAAGTTCCGGATGTTCCAGATGAACCACTTTCTCCAGATGTCCCACTACTTCCCGATGTTCCGCTACTTCCAGAAGTTCCGGATGTTCCCGATGAACCACTTACTCCAGATGTCCCACTACTTCCTGATGTTCCCGAAGTTCCTGAAGTTCCTGAAGTACCACTACTTCCTGCCGAACCACTTACTCCAGACGTTCCTGAAGTGCCACTACTTCCTGATGTTCCCGAAGTTCCTGAAGTTCCCGAAATTCCACTACTTCCAGCTGAACCACTTACTCCAGATGTTCCAGATGAACCACTTTCTCCAGATGTTCCCGAAGTTCCACTACTTCCAGCTGAACCACTTACTCCAGATGTTCCGGATGTACCACTACTTCCACCGGTACCACTTACTCCGGATGTACCTGAAGTTCCTGCTGAACCAGATGAACCCTGTATTCCATCCGAACCACTTGTTCCAGAAGTTCCACTTGTTCCAGAAGTTCCAGATGTACCTGAAGTTCCTGCTGAACCTGATGAACCTTGTATTCCACTTATTCCAGAAGTTCCTGCTGAACCTGATGTACCAGAAGTTCCTGATGTACCTGAAGTTCCAGATGTACCTGCCGAACCACCTGTTCCACCTGCTCCAGTTATTCCCGAAGTTCCCGATGTGCCACTCGTACCACTACTACCACTTGTACCACTACTACCATCATTTCCACTTGTTCCACCAGTTCCGTTTGTTCCACCTAATCCACCAGCACCGGTTATACCACCACTACCAGCAGTACCACTTGTTCCAGAAGTTCCTGATGTTCCTGATGTACCTGCTGAGCCGGTTGTACCTGCTGTTCCACTTATACCAGATGAACCGGTTGAGCCGGCAGTACCAGTTGTACCACCACTTCCAGAAGTTCCACTAGTGCCACTCGTCCCAGCTGAACCAGATGTTCCAGATGAACCATCGGCTCCGCTTGTTCCAGAAGTTCCGGATGTACCTGAAGTTCCAGATGTACCTGCCGAACCGGTTGTACCTGCAGAACCCGTACTACCAGATGTACCCGAAGTACCAGACGAACCAGAAGTTCCTGATGTACCGGATGAACCTTCACTTCCTGAAGTTCCTGATGAACCTGATGTACCGGATGTACCGGATGTTCCACTAGACCCAGCAGAACCCGTACTACCAGAAGTTCCGGATGTTCCAGAAGTTCCGGATGTTCCGGATGTTCCAGATGAACCCTCACTTCCTGATGTACCAGAAGTTCCTGAAGTTCCTGATGTGCCTGATGTACCTGCTGAGCCGGTTGTTCCTGAAGTTCCGGAAGTTCCGGAAGTACCAGATGTTGCGGCTGCAAATTTAGTTCCTATTTTTCCAGTTGTTGCATTAATAACTAAAACTTCATTTGATGCATCTGCTGATAATCCTGCTATAAATAATGAACCTGTAATTGCTACACTACCAGTAAATTCTTGTTTATCAGTTTGTGCATCACCAAATTTATTTGAACCAGATGCATAGATTATAGATGATGAAATGTATGTTGCAAATAATTCAGTTGTATTTATTTTTCCAGCTACAGTTACATCTCCTTTAAAAATACCACTACCAGTTACTATTAAAAAATCATTTACAGTAATACCGGTATTGACTCTTAAACCTTGATTTGGTGAAATTTGTGCAATTGCCGAACCGGATTTTAATTTATCCAAATCACCAATTGATGCTGCACTAATATTAAACAATCCACTACCATCACCTTGAAATAAAGATGCTGTTATAGACCCACTTATTTTTGTATTTCCTTTTATTTGTAATGTAGTTCCCGTTGAACTTACGCCAATTTCATCCGTTTGTATCTTAGAAGCAGTAAAGTTTCCTACCACATTTACCGATTCGGATGACGCGTTTAATATAGATGCGCCGCTCACAAAAAGTGATACACTATTTACACTAGTCTGATTTAAACCATTAGGACTTTTTCCGTTAAACTCCATTTAATATATCTTTTTTATTATGTCAATTCCAATACCGAAACAATTACATCTGCCGAATTTGCTAACGAAGATGTTACCGAAAGAAAATCCGTTGCTTCTAATACAATTTTTTGTTCACCACCTACCATTATATTTGAACCACCTTGTACTATTAAAGCATCTTTTACCAAATATACACATTTATTTCCAGAAGTATCTCTCATCATTACACTTACTGAAATATTTTGAGATGCTGCGTTTGCTACATTGACACCAATTATTGTTGCTGATGTTGCAGCTGGTGATTCATATACTTTAACACCTGATGTTCCGATTGAACCTGTTATACTATTTTTAAATGTATTTGCCATTTTTATTTATTTTTATCCTAATGCTATTGCAAAAGCTATTGCTGAGTCTAATACGTTTACATTGTCCACTAAATACCCGCCTGCCGTCAAATTCATTGAACCAGTCATAATAATTGAACCACTAACTGATAATTTATTAGTTATATCTAAGTTGGCAAATGATGCTTGTTGTACATCAATTGTACCCTTAAATGAACCGGTTAAAGAACCCGTAAATGAACCACTTAAATTTGCGTAAGCAGATGAAGCTTGTGTAATTGAACCCGAAAATATTGGACTATGTATAATCATCTATATCTATATACTTTTGTTATAGGTATAAATATAAAATAATTTCCTTTTAAGGTTTCGCAGGCCAGATAATACTAAATGGACTTGGTTGTGTTGTAATATTTCGTAATGCTTGTCTATATGTTGTCCAAGCTTCTTTTGTTTCAGATGGGATATCTGCTAATTGTGTCCAATCACATTCTGTCAATAATTCGTTTCGTTGAATTCGGATTGTTTCCCATTGATTTTCTACTCTATAAGAAATTTCTGCAGTGGTAGCATCAGTTTCTACCCAGCTTTTATAATAAACCCCATCAATTAAAGTAGGAGTTCCTTCCGTAATATTTTTTATGTAATTAACCGGCATTGGAGTTGGTTGTACCACATACATATCCCACTCAATTAAAGATTCATCAGTAATTGTTGAAGGTAGGCTTACATTTGGATATGCTTCTCTTAATTCATTAATAGTATATGGATAATTAATCGTATCGTTTATAATTCTTAAGTACATATTATTTAAAGTTTATAGGTATTGATGCGTAATTTGTTAATCCACTACAATTATTAAATGCTTCAGTTCCAGCTGGTGCAGGTACTCTATTCCACAATTCAGGAGCCGTACCTGTTAAAGCATTTACAGTAGAACTCATATTATATATATTAGTAAAAGTTGTTGCTGCTGTATTATATGTAAATTGTAAAACATCAACTATTGCTCTAGAATTTCTAAATGTTCCAGAAAAACTAGTCACATTTACATTTTGGTCAAATAATGTTAATGGTACTGTTGTTAGAGCTTGGCATGCAAAGAAACAAGATGCAAACGATGCTGCTAAAGGAACATTATCAAATAATCCAGTTGGTATCGATGTTATCGTTGGTATTGATGCAAATGTACTACTAAATGTTGTTGCTTTTGGTGAATAATCAAATATATCCGAAGGTATTGATGTTATTCTAGTACCATTCATAAAATTAGAAAAAGAAACTACCTCACCTAAACCAGTGTATCCACCAAGTGCACTTAATGATGCACTACTAGGTATTGCTGTTAGGTTTGAACAACCATAAAAATTTACACTTCGTAATCCAACAATTCCCCATTGTACTAATTCTGTTATAAGAGTTCTAATTGCCGAATTATTATTTACTGTAAATCCTGGCATAAATCCACTTATAGTAATTGTATAAATTCCAGCGGATACAAAAGTATGTATTCTATCTACTGACGTTGATGATGTTATTAGCGGAGAACTACTACTATCACCCCAATCTATATATAGTGATGGTGTTAATCCACTATAATCAATCAAAGGACAAGTAAATACCGTATTTGCAGTTGTTGTTGTAACTTTAAATACAAAAGGAAAAACACCCCCATCCGATTCTACTAATCTTCTAAATATACTCATAACTTTATTAACTTAAATTTTTACCGGTTACAAATCCATAATATGAGCTACCACCATTATAAGTATAGAATACTAAAACATCTACACCGGATGATGTTAATATAGGAGATAACCCGCCTACCCAATCAATACTAGCTGGCCATGTTATAGAAAAAGCCCCAGCATTTACAACTACTAAAGTAAATCCAAATGCATTTGATGCTGGTGGATTACTGAATGCGATTGTTGCAGTTGCGTTGAATTGCCTTCTAAAATTATTTGCTGTTGATAGGTCTAATGTTACACTTCCTCCAGTTGCTAAGTCAGAATATGTTTCTCTAAATGTTGTTGAACTTATATATCCACTAGCTCCTATGTTTCCAGTTAAGCTTATTGTAGTACCATCAAATGTTAAATTAGGTTCGGCTTGAACACCTATTGGTGAATCTATATATGTAAGTACTGCATTATTAGTTGTACCTGTTATCGGAAATCCAGATGTTCCAGAAGTTCCCGATGTTACACCAGGAACAGATGTACCACTTGTTCCTCCGCTTCCACCGGTTCCGTTAATTCCAGAAGTTCCCGATGTACCAGATGAAAATCCCGGTGCGTTTGTTCCTGAAGTTCCTGCTGAACCACTTTCTCCGGAAGTTCCGGATGTACCAGATGAAAATCCCGGTGCGTTTGTACCAGAAGTTCCAGCACTTCCACCAGAACCACTTATTCCAGAAGTTCCTGATGTACCGGAAGAAAATCCCGGTGCGTTTGTACCAGAAGTTCCGGATGAACCATCTGCACCCGCAGAACCAGTTGAACCATTTGCACCACTCGTACCACTACTACCAAACATTGTACCATTAACACCAGATGTACCAGAAGTTCCTGATGTACCTGATGTACCATTAATTCCACTTGTTCCATTTCCTCCAGATGTTCCTGAAGTTCCATCAGTTCCAATTGCTCCACTAGTACCACTACTTCCAAACATTGTACCATTAACCCCAGATGTACCAGAAGTTCCTGATGTACCAGAAGTTCCATTTTCTCCAGATGTACCCGAAGTTCCAGATGTTCCTGATGTACCACTACTTCCAAACATTGTACCATTTAATCCCGAAGTTCCTGATGTACCTGATGTTCCTGATGAACCACTTTCTCCAGAAGTTCCGGATGTTCCAGAAGTACCAGAAGTACCACTACTACCAAACATTGTACCATTAACACCAGAAGTTCCTGATGTGCCAGATGTTCCCGATGAACCACTTACTCCGCTTGTACCAGAAGTTCCATCAGTTCCATTTGCCCCACTCGTACCACTACTTCCAAAATATGTTCCATCCAATCCAGATGTACCAGAAGTTCCTGCCGAACCACTTGTTCCGTCTAAACCAGAAGTTCCTGAAGTACCACTTGTTCCATCAAATCCACTTGTACCAGAAGTTCCAAAAAATGTTCCGTCTAAACCAGATGTGCCACTTGTTCCGGATGTGCCACTTGTTCCAGATGAACCAGCACCACTCGTACCACTACTTCCATCCGCACCACTTGTTCCACTTGTTCCAAAAAATGTTCCGTCTAAACCACTTGTACCAGCTGAGCCAGATGTTCCATTAGTACCAACTCCAGAAGTTCCACTTGTACCGCTTTCACCGGATGTACCACTAGTACCACTACTACCAAAAAATGTTCCGTCTAAACCAGATGTACCCGAAGTTCCGGATGTTCCGGAAGTTCCCGAAGTACCATCACTGCCGGATGTTCCCGAAGTTCCATCAGTTCCACTTATTCCTGATGTACCACTACTACCAAAATATGTTCCGTCTAATCCCGATGTACCACTTGTACCCGATGTACCATCAATTCCAGATGTGCCACTCGTGCCACTCGTGCCACTTATTCCAGATGTACCACTGCTACCAAAAAATGTTCCGTCTAAACCAGAAGTTCCTGAAGTACCACTTGTTCCACCACTTCCACTCGTACCAGAAGTTCCAGAAGTTCCAGATGTTCCACTACTACCATTTGTTCCAGAGGTTCCAGATGAACCATCTATACCACTTGTACCAGAAGTACCATCTGAGCCACTTATACCTGATGTTCCACTTGTCCCATCAGTTCCAGAAGTACCAGATGTACCGTTTGAACCAGATGTTCCCGAAGTTCCATTTATACCAGAAGTACCCGATGTTCCCTCAGACCCATTTGTTCCTGAAGTTCCCGATGTACCTTCACTGCCACTTGTACCAGAAGTTCCATCACTACCGGAAGTTCCAGATGAACCATTAGTTCCTGAAGTTCCACTAGTACCGTCTGAGCCACTTATACCAGATGTTCCCGAAGTTCCCGAAGTTCCTTCACTACCAGAAGTTCCAGATGAACCATTAGTTCCTGACGTTCCACTACTACCATCTACCCCACTTGTACCAGAAGTTCCTGCAGAACCGGTTGTACCAGAAGTTCCCGATGTGCCACTAGTTCCATCGGTTCCAGATGTACCAGATGTGCCACTAGTTCCATCCGAACCAGTTGTGCCTGAAGTTCCCGAAGTACCATCACTACCAGTTGTACCTGAAGTTCCTGAAGTTCCACTACTTCCTGCCGAACCAGAAGTTCCCGATGTTCCTGAAGTTCCATCACTACCAGTTGTACCAGATGTTCCTGAAGTTCCAGAAGTTCCTGATGTTCCGGATGAACCTTCACTACCAGAAGTTCCCGATGTACCACTACTTCCAGAAGTTCCACTAGAACCCGCCGAACCAGTTGTTCCAGATGTTCCAGATGAGCCCGCCGAACCAGATGTTCCGGATGTTCCGGAAGTACCAGATGTTCCAGATACACCATCGCTACCAGAAGTTCCGGATGAACCAGAAGTTCCGGATGAACCAGAAGTTCCATTTTCACCAGATGTTCCAGAAGTACCAGAAGTTCCCGATGAACCATTTGTACCGGCTCCACCACTTGTACCAGAAGTTCCAGAAGTTCCAGAAGTTCCGGATGTTCCAGAAGTACCGGCACTACCGGCAGTACCAGTTGAACCACTGGTACCACTGGTACCACTACTTCCACCTGTACCGGATGTTCCAGAAGTTCCTGATGTACCAGATGTTCCAGAAGTTCCGGACGAACCTTCACTACCAGAAGTTCCTGATGTTCCCGATGTTCCTGATGTTCCTGATGTTCCGGAAGTACCATCACTACCAGTTGAACCTGAAGTTCCGGAACTTCCAGAAGTGCCACTTGTTCCTGATGTGCCACTTGTTCCTGAAGTTCCAGATGAACCACTTGTGCCGCTTGTACCAGAAGTTCCTGATGTTCCGGATGAACCTTCACTACCAGAAGTTCCGGAAGTTCCGGAAGTACCCTCCGAACCAGTTGTTCCTGATGTTCCAGATGTACCAGAAGTTCCATCACTACCTGTTGTGCCACTTGTTCCTGATGTTCCAGAAGTTCCATCACTACCGGTTGTACCAGATGTTCCTGAGGTTCCTGAAGTTCCTGAAGTACCGGCCGAACCTTCGGTTCCAGATGTACCAGAAGAACCTTCACTTCCACTTGTACCGGAAGTTCCAGATGTTCCAGATGAGCCCGCCGAACCTTCGGTTCCAGATGTACCAGACGTTCCAGATGTACCAGCCGAACCTTCAGTTCCAGATGTACCAGCCGAACCATCTAATCCAGATGAACCTTGTACACCTGCTATATTTCTTCTTTCTAATTTTTTTGTTGATGAATTCCAAACTACCACATCTTCCGATGAACCAGATACCAACGAACCTATTAATACACTACCACTAACACCTAAACTTCCACTAATTGTAAGCGATGCGTTAATTGTACTATTTGTATTAATTTGTAAGAATGATGCAGTATCAGTATTAGCAGATGCTAGTGCAAATAGTGCGTAAGATGCGGTGAATGCTAAAGATGCAGTTCCAACTAACATTGAAGAAGTTTGTGAACTAAGTAAATCACCAACACCACCACCACCGCCACCACCTAATATTGTTACCAATACCCCATCTGAACCAGATGGTGTTACATTAACACCAGAACCAGTAAAATGTATTTTTCCTACTTGTGCTTTTACTAATGAACTGGTTTGGTATATAAATAATTCAGTACCACCACCGGCCCCTGCATTTAATGCGTATGATGCGGTTAATGCATAAGAAGCACTTACTGCACTAAACACCGCCATTGATGATGTTTTATTATTTGTTACAAAGTTTTGTAAATCACCTAATGCTGCTAATGATGCAGAATTAAATCCCACAAGTGAATTTGCCACTTCAGCAACATCTGCGTGTGATGCTGATAAGACTGTACCAATTACTCTATTTCCTGGTATTGTTCCATTTATCAACGAACCTCCACTACCAATTACAGCATGTCCAGATGTTAATCCAGCAAATTTAATTTGTATCGTATTTTCATCAATAGATTTAATAGTACCAGCAATAATCTGGTCTTCCGAACCAGTTGCGTATATTTGTACCATCGGATAACGAATATCCAAATTGTGTACTATTGTTAAATCACTTACATTACTAAATGATACAGTTTCAGTTAATGATGTTTCAGGTTGTGGAATAAAGTATCCTTGAGTTTCACTATATCTTAAAATATCATATTGTGCCGATGCAGTTGGTCCTACTCCTTGAAAATTATAAGTTCCTAAAAATGAGCCACTAATTAATGGAGAGAAAATATAATTACTACCAGTTATACTATTTGCTCTTAAATTTGTATCAACATACATATCACCATAAAAAGATGATGATGCGTTTACTACGAATCCATTATTAGGTGATATTGATGCTGTAAATGAACCACTCTTTAATATAAATGTTTCAAATGATATATTTGCTAAAGTAATATTTGTCAATCCACTACCATCACCATAATATGCTGAGCCACTTGCTACTACAACATTGCCACCAGTCACAAACAATCCACCACTAACAGATAACGATGCTGATATTCTAGCCTTTGTATTTATTTCTAGTCCTTTGTTTGGAGAAATTACCGCTTCTGCAGAACCTGATATGATTCTATCTAATTGTAAGTCTTCCAATGCTTCTGCAGGAATGTTAAATAAACCACTACCATCTCCATCATAACGAGATGCTGTTATTGGCACATTAACTGATAATTTTTCAGGATCAATAATTGCTATACCAGAACCAGAATTAATTTTTGCCAATTCAAGTCCTTCAATTGATTCGGGTGGAATGTTAAATAAACCACTACCATCTCCATCAAAACGAGATGATGATATTGAACCACTAATAATTACAGAACCAGTAAATTCAGAACCATAATAAGAACCAGAATTTGCACCAACTGGTGAAAAATTACCGTTTGTTCTTACAATAAATTGTATTCCACTTTGAACTGATGCAGTTGCCGAACCACTTGCTATTAAAGGAGCTGCGGATGCTTGTACATTGGTTAATTGAGAACCATCTCCTGCGAATGAAAATGCTCTAATACTACCACTTACATCAATAGAACCCGTAAATCTAGAACCAATAACTGAACCAGTTGCTCCAGTTGTTACTATAAACGTATTACCACTTTGAACTGATGCTGTTGCAGAACCACTACCAATAAAAGGTGCGGCTGCTGCTTGTACGTTTGTTATAAACGTACCATCGCCTAATATAAATTGAGCTTTAATACTACCACTTACATCAACACTACCAGTAAACCTAGAACCAAATTGTACATCCTGTCCACTTCCAGTTGCTCCAGTTGTTATTATAAACGTATCCCCACTCGTTACAGATGCAGTTGCCGAACCACTTGCTATCAATGGTGCTGCTGATGCCTGTACATTTGTTAATTGAGAACCATCTCCTATAAAATTAAATGCTCTAACACTACCACTAACATCAACACTACCGGTAAATTGAGAACCTATTTGAGAACCTGTAAATGCTGTAATTACTCTAAACCCAAAATCCGGACTTACAGAAGCAGTTACCGAACCGGATTTAATTTCCGTACTAACAAGTGCATCTTCTGTCAACGCAGAACGAGGAATGTTTCTTAGAAATGTACCCTCACCATAATATACTGAGGATGATGCTAAAAATAATCCACCACTTATTTCATTTATAAATAAACTTCCACTTATATCAACAGAGCCGGTTAAACGTGACCCGATTTGAGTATCATATATAAAGTTTGGATTGCCATCAACTACATTTATACTACCAGACATACTTGAATGTAATTGGCAATTATAATATAATGTATTTGGTGCACTTCCAGAAACTAGGAATCTTATTTGCCCAACATCTTCACCATTATTAGTTACCCAAGAATAATATCCACTATTAGTACCAA